CCTCTTCGTATCTGACTGTCGTTCAGTCCGCAGGTAAACCTCGACCCCTGAGTAAGTTTTCCGCTGATGCGCTCCATTTGAAACCCTTGCATAAGGCTATCTATGGGCACATTTCCCGGTTTTCTTGGCTCTGTCGAGGCGATTTTACGTCGGACAAACTGAGGGCGGCCGGTTTTTCTTTTTGTGAAGGTGAAACGTTGACTTCCGGAGATTACAAGTCCGCGACAGACAACCTCTCCATTGAGGTTGCTGAAGCGATCATGGACGAGCTGCTCAAGAACACGGTCTCTGTGCCGGGTTCTTTGAAGGCTTATGCTATGTCAATTCTCCGTCCAACGTTATACAACCTAGAACACGGCATTGATGATTTTTCTCCTACGCGTGGTCAAATGATGGGGTCTATGCTTTCATTCCCTCTTCTGTGTATACAGAACAGAATTGCCTTTTTGTACTCGGGGCATTCTGTGGGCATTGATTGCAGCGATTTCCCATGTTTGATCAACGGAGACGACATACTTTTTCGTTCCGGACCGCACTTCAGTGCGCTCTGGATGAATACGGTAGGTAGTCTCTCGTTAGAGGTCGAGCGGACGAAAACTTCCGTATCTCCCTTGCATGGCTCTCTTAATTCCACTTTGTGCGTTCGCCGAGGCAAACGTTACGTTGTGGTTCAGACCGTGCGTATGGGTATGTTACGGGAGTGTGAATCGCTCGATTCTCTCGCTAAGGGATTTTCTGATTTTATTGCTGGTTTGAAAGGCTCGTATCGCTTTAGAGCAGCGATGGCCTGGTTCAGCTGGAACATAGGAAAGATTCGGCCGTTGGGAATTACGACTTATGACTTGGGCTTCCGTGGGCCCTTGGCTTATCGTGCTACCAAGAAATTCGGTCTCAGCACGACGTTAACTCACACACCAGTACCCTCCTTGTCTATCTCCAACGGTCTCTCACTCACCACCTCCGGGTGTGAGTTTGTGGACCCCGCCGAGTTAAGTGACGAGGATAAGGTCGTCAACCTTCGTGAATTAGCCTCTTGGAAGTGGAGAACGGAGTTTTGCGTCACCAGTGCAAAGCAGGCTGCTATGCGTTTTCATCTAGCTATTTCTGCCACCAGACACGATTGTCCTTCTTTCAGACCTCTCTTATGGGGGTCTGATTTGGGCGACCTGACTCGGAAGTGGCATAGCGCCAAAATGTTTAACAAGCCTGTTGAAAAAAGAAATAGAGGGTTCCCTGTTTTAGCAGGTTATGTAGGTAAGTTGCCCTCTTACGATGACGTGATGGCGGGAGAGACAGACGTCGGCTCAGTTGAGCTGCTTACAAAAGAGAAAAAGAAATGAACCTAACGCCGTAGGACGCAGGACAGTGTTTAGCGGTCCCGCCCATGAAATAAGTATACAAAGTGAACAAGTGCGCCTCCGAAAGAGGTTAGCGCGGCGTTTACCCGGTTGGAACCCGGACATTGTGTGTGCAAGGTGTGCAATGAATCACGGGGTGACCCGTCCTTGGATGAAGTCCAGCGTCAGTCGATTCGTTCGACGGCTCGACGTAGTCTTGTATCATCGTGGGGTTGGATGACCGGGGTCCACTGGCAAACCTCGTTGTCTCGGCCGGTCGTTTTAAATTGGATGAGGGGGTGGGTAGGAAACTCCCATTATGCCTCAAACCATTTCTCAGCTTTAGGC